CACCAGGTTGACCATAAGCTATTGATTTAGTACCGTCTTTGTATAATCCCCCGTGTGGCAAGTGGTGTATGTTATCACCAACGTGTGGCAAGGTGCTCCTCGTTGCCGTGAAAAGCACTACAGCTAAGCCTAGTCCTACACAAATAGATAGCACTGCTTTTGAATAATCAGGTGGTGGAGTCAGAGGCATGTCCAGCAATGGACAATTCAGAGATGATGGGCAAGAATATATTTAGCACCTTGGACGCCCTTGTTGCAGCCAGATAAAATTTAGCACGATCACTTGCTGGTATTACCGGCCCGTTCAAAAGTAAAGACACTTCCTCAAACTCAACTCCTGCGCAAGCTTCTAAAGAGGTATGCTCACAAGCATGATCAGTTAAAAGTTGGCAGATCTCGGGATCGTAAGTTACAACAGTGCCCCTCAGATCTGACTCAAATAACCCTAGAATGTGTAATTCACCGACTGAAGAGCCGGTTATTGAGAAACCTAAGGTGTTGAGTAAATCACACACAACGGATGGCACACGGTGACTGGATGATTTGAACCAATTAGCTTCAATTACTAGATTTGGAGAGAGGCAAAATTGAGCAACATCCCCAAGGATAGCATAAGGGTTAAGAGCTTTGTAATCTCCTCTTTGAAACTCGTCAACCAAAACCAACTTCCCTTCCTCCACAGGCCCCAGAGTCCTTGCGTCTAGAATATGCCTTCCTGTGACCCCGTGTGGATCAGGGATACCAAAGGTGCAACCAATAAACCTGGTATCTTCAAGGAGTAAACGACGCAGAAAAGTTGTCTTGCCGGCTCCAGGTACAGCTAGGATAACTATAGGATTACCTACTCGTATAGACGATCTAGTGAAACCACACAATTCTAACACATTAAACAACACATCCATACAACTATCAAAACATTAGGGTGCAAACCTAAACCCAACTAACAGGTATTATTTCTAAAAATATCAGCTACGTCAGATTTCATGATGTGCATATTCTTGATAATGACCCTCACACAGTTGTAGAAAGCTTCCATCTCTTCCTCATCCATGTGATTTGTGGCAAGTTCCCCTAATTTGTAGGCATAGGACACTTCAATAGCATAATTATCAATACAATCAGCTAGAACGTTTCTCTCTTTTGCTATGCACATACGCTCGAAAACTAGCTGTGGAAGCTTGTATATGCCGAAATTAACCAAGTTCCAACCACAAAAGGTGGGGCTAGCCACAAAATCCACCTTTGCCTTCAACTTGAGTTTGCTCAAGAAACCCTCGAATTTATCACTCACGCGCAATCTTTTAGAGGCACACATGTCATCACCTGCGAAGCATATGTATTCCGATCCATTCAAATCATACCTGAGAAATGTGAAAAGCATGTTCGCCATGGTATTGAACAGGAAAGTGCTAGCTTCTCCAGAGAAGCGCATGATAGCGAAGTTCCCTAACTTGCAACCAAGATGAGTCTTGATGAACTTATAATCCTCTATGAGGTCCACTGGTAAGCCAAGGTATCGCATTAAGCTAACCTCAAACGCCATGATATAATGATCTTGAGACGCGTCAAAAGCCTCATAATCCGATTCAGTGCAAATGCCCTCGAATTTGGCGATCTTTACCCATTCATTGAGTTCCTCCAAACTCTTGCCAGAGTGGATATACAAGTTTCTTGGTAATGCCTCAGCTAGGATTTTTTCGATGTAACGCATGTAAGGGGCGAACCTACAAAGTACAGCATGTTGGAAACAAACTATAGTCTGCGCAGCCTTCGCTTTGATGAACCTATTCCCCCATTTGGTGCAGAGTTGAGACTTACTAAAAACCAAACCTAGATCGATTAGCCAATCTTTGCAACTTCGACCTGCGTGATTCTGAATAGTGGCCCCACTCTTGCTAATCTTCTTTAGCTCGAAATCCCTTACTGCTGCTGCCATTAACTCAGGGCGGCCTCTATTGGGCAGTGGTACCTTCTTTAAGAACTCCTTCAACAGGAAGGGCCCGAAC